ATTTTATAAAATATTCTAACTAATCCGATCTCTATTACCCTACACAAAACGTAAAATAAAAATCCTTGTATTATTGCTGTTCCCATATCATTTTATTAAAGAGCTATTTTCTTGTTGTTTGGCCTGATCCTCCAGATCCTTTTTAAGTTTTTCTATAGCCTCTTCATATCCAGGCATCCGTTTTAATGTCTCTAGAGATCCACTCGTTAGGTCTTTAATTGTTTGAATTTGACCCAGCAAAGCCCTCACTATTCCCCTCAGCTCTCTAACCTCTTTTGACATCTGTATTAAGGTTTGTTCTTTCATTTTTTATTGTGTATTTAGCATATATATAATATAGCCAATAATTAAATTTACGTTTATAATAACTAGGTTCCATTGCTTGGCTATCCAGACTTGAGGAGTTAATAATAGGCCTCCAAGAATATATGTGATAGCACCTATATTTCCATAATTTAATATGTAAGGCGAAAGCATTATAAATGCAGAACCCATGTATCCTAATCTGTTTGATAGCCTTTCTTTTGCTGTTAGTCTTCTATCATGCACTAATAGTCTTATAAAAGAAGTTTTCCAACGGAACTCACACCTGGAGCATGTTTTTTTGCCCTCATGCTTAAAATATTTATTTTCTTTGCTTTTTTTGCAAACGTTGCAAATTCTTTTTATTCGCTTATCTTCTGCCATAGCCATGCTTGTTGCGACCTCGGCCTACACACAACCATGGTCTCATTGCCTATATAGTAACAAAGGCTGTAAGTGTCTGTTGTATCTTTTCTTACAATACGCAATTCTTTATCTACATACTCTATTGTTCCCGTAGATACAGTTATTTTTTTTCTTGTACCAACCTCTACGGTGAACCTATTGAAGGTATCATTTTGAGATATCCTTACAAACTCTCCTTCAGTGTTGTACCACAAACCGTATATTTCAGGTGCTTGTGAGTATAGTGTTATACTAAATAATAAGAGTAATAATGTTTTTTTCATACAATTTAAAATAGATGGGTGAATCTTGCTACTTGCCCGTGTTCTTTTGAGTGTATAAAAGCCTCAACTGCTTTTGGAGAATGTTGATACCCATTTCTATGATGCCATGAGTCTGTTCCTGAAGGAGATCTTAAAGCCTCTACTGTAACCCCGATATAATCTTTAGATACTTTATGGTGAAGATGATGAATATAAACATAGCGGTGCTTTGTTAGGCTCCACATGTCTTTAGACTCCTGAGCCATCAACAAAGGAAGGTCTTGTTGTTTAGCCCCATCCCCATGAGTGGTTCCTATCAAAGAGTTTCCGTACTGATAGTATTTCCTGTGAGAAATATCAGTGTCGAAGCTTATTTGACTACAATTTCTATACCAGGATTTGATCGCATCTGCTAAAAAAAATCCGTTTTGATAGTCGTGATTTGATGGATTATACATTACATGAACATCAGCTATTTTTACAAGCTCATCTAAAACGTCTATATAGAGCTTCTTAGCCACTAAAAAGTTGTTGTACCACATTCCGTCTGTATCTTGTGGAGTTCCGGCCGTAGTCGTCCTCTTAGGGGTGTCTATGTGGAGGATATCATTACCCGCAACAAAGACTATTTTATCTATGTTAAAAGATTTAGATTTTTCAATGATTCCAGCCACTCCATCTTTAACCCTTTGGACTGCAATTTGGTTGTTGTATTCTTCTCCTGTTTCAAAGCTAGATGCCAACTTCCCAATGTGTATATCAGCAGGATCAACAACAAGTAAGCAAGCATCAGAATAGCTTGGTCGCTCAATTTTTTCATAATTAAATGTGTGTTTTTTGATGTCATGCACATGATCTCTCAACATTTCATCAAAAGTTGGACCTTCATTTTTGCTTGGTTTAAACTGTATAGACCAATGCTTATCTTTGTTCCAGGCTAACCCTACACTCCCAACATTTATACCTCTTTCATCACATGCACCAGCTAAAGCAGGGTGCTCTTCTGTTCTTTTCTTTTTATGAAAAGCCCTCCTTATAGCTTCAGTTGTTTGATGTTCAGTTCTTATGTCATCTTTTATATTATATTTTTCATGTAAAACCTGCGCTATTTTAGCAAAAGAGTATCCGTTTGTTTCTCTCAAAACAACCCCTTCGTCGACTAGTTTATTTAATTCAATCATTTGATTTTGTTTGGTTGTGCGTCTTTTCTATCATGTTCTTTAAGTTGAAGAAAGTTTCTTCTATTTTAGATTCGGCATCGGGCAAAAGCAGGTAAAATTCGAGATCATTACACAGTTTAATTAGTTTTCTTACTACATGTTTTACATACTTTCGCCTTGTCCCTTTCATATACTTTTATCCTGGTGAATCAAACATTGATCACCAAAAGCGTTGTCTAATTTTTTTATAGACCTGTATATAATCCTAGATTTCTTTTTTGTTTCTTGCTTTTCAGACTTAAGGGAATCAGACCCTAAATTCACATACATAAAAGCATCTAACTGAAGAAGGTTATCAATTTTTTCTTTATCCTTAATTGTCTTATAAGACAACAGTTTATCACAAAATCCCTGAACATCCAGTTCAAATATACTATACTTAGCTCCCCGGAGCCTTTGGTAACGTTTTTGAAAATCATTCATAGGATTATTTTTGTTAAAATTATAACTTTTTTTTACAAATACCAAAAGTTATCAAGATGTACGCTTTTTGTGGCTGTTATATTGATGCCTATAAAGTCTCCACATTGCCTTAGAGCACGAGTGTTTATCATAAGATTCAGGGGATTCAATTGTTTTTATTTTACCATTATCTACATACTCAAATATAACCTTGAACTCATCACCAAAAACTTTAGGGTAGCACCTGATTCTGTTTTCCAAACACCAAGACATAGATTCATAGTCCTCTTTAGTAGGAAAATATTCTTCTGTTTTTATTTTTTTTGGTCTACCCATATTTTTAATTATAAACCGCAGTGCCCAGAATCACACTCATTAAAATCGTCTTCAAAAAGCTCTCCCTGTAAATTCCATTTCTGAATATCTTCATACTTAATTTTATCTATTCCGTTTCGCCAACAGTCGTTTAAATGTTTAATTCCTTCTTTAGATTTAAACCACTCCATTTTATTTGGGTGCCATTCAAATCTTTTTCTTGCTAATATTAAATTTTGATGAAAGCATCCAACACAATTATTTATCCTTGCAAACCTAACGTTTTTATTTTTCCAGTACTTTTCAATATTATCTTTAAAAATGCCGTCTTTTATGAGAGGATACGATGGTTTTTGCCACTCTATAATACCCCATTTATTTCTAGTTTTTCTCTTGCCAACAACAGCTTTCATTTCTAACAATCCATTTTTATTTAGTTTATCGTTCATATTGGCAGCTCTTCTTGTTTCATTGGCCCTAAACCCTATCCTCATTTCTACTGGCGTATTTATTTTTTTTCTCCACCACTCAAATATTGGTTCTAATTTTAACTGTGTGGTACAATATCTTCTTGTTACGTTCGGTAAACTGCCCGCACTGTCTAAAACCTTATCAAATGTTTTTCCCGTAACCCAAGATATTTTTCTACCTATATGTTGTTCTAAGTCAAGCATTGTATAAATAATTATATCATCTTCTGCGGTGGCAATAAATGGTGCTTGTATTCTGTCCTCTACCTCTTGTATTATCTTTTTATCAGGAAATCTAGATTCTTCGTGTTCTATCCTCACTAAAGCAAATACATCATAGTCTGCCGGATAGTTTGCTGCTATATACGATGAGGTTTTTCCTCCAGATAAACTATTAATTTTTTTCATTAAAATGGTAATTCATCAATATCAAACGCCTGTTCTGGTCTCATGTTTTTTTCAGGTTCTTCTTGCTCTTTGTCAAAAACAAATGATGGGGGGTTGTGTCCGGTATAATACCTTCCTGATGGTATGTGATAATTAAACAATTCTCTTTGGGCCATCTCTCCTTGAAATTTCATTTTTACTTTTTGTGTGCTAAATTCAACCTGATTTTTTTCTATAAACCGATCATCCTCTTGTATCTGATCAAAATATCTATAAATAGTAAACCCATCATGAGCCTGGTTTCTAAAGTCAGCCGACCCTGAGATATCATAAAGTGTTGGTTTTTCGTACACTTGTGCGTCATTCTTTTTCATTTTTGTCGGATGTGCTATCAAAAATATAATAACATTGTTCATCTGTGCGAACATAGTCAGTTGAGTTAAAACTCTTTTTATCCTTGATAACTCTGCATCTTTGTTGCTGTCGAAATCCAATTTGTTAAATGCATCAATCACAAATATGTCTACCCCATAAATAAACATTTGCTCTTTAAACTTTTCCATCAACCAATCCCATGTAGGAAACTTACCATCCTCTGAAGAAGTGGTATAAAGTCTTTCTTGTGCCCAATCCTTATACCTCTGTATCTCTGCTTTAGATATTCTTGGAAGACCGGCGTTGTCAATAAAAAAGTTCTTGCCAAAAAACTTTTCTATAAATGTTGTTTGATGAAGAGCCATTGGATGGTGTTCAGGAGAAAAGAAACTTGCCTTCATGTTATAATCCTTCATAATGTTCATCACATACCATTCAACAAAGTTAGACTTACCGTGAGATGGTATTCCGGTGGCCACAACTAAATGGCCTCTCATAACAGAGAATATGTTTTTAAGATTTCCAAAGCAGGGGTGTTTAGGGTATATTGTAGATGGCATTCCATTTTCATGAAGATCCATAATATCATCTATCATGTCATCAACAGTAAATGTCCCACTAGCGGGGTATTTTTTTGATGCGCTTATAGAGGTTTTTAAAACATCTTCACCCTCAATCAAATCTCCATTTGCATCTTTGTTTTTAAAAAGAACCCTCTCACACCGGTACCTTCCTAGTCTTTGAGCAATCTTTTCAGATACATGCTCACCCTTATCATCGTTGTCTGTACATATAAAAAATTTATCTACATCTTGTAGGTATTTTTCACAGTTGATCCAAAAGTCGTCATTGTCATTGGCTCCGTTTGGTATGCTGATTGTATTTTCGTAACCACACTGATGCATAGCTAAAACATCAAACTCACCCTCAACTATATAAACCTCTTTCTGACCAACCGCTGCGTTCACATTATAAAAGATAGGCTTTGTTTGTGCTGTCTGAGTGAAGTGTTTACCTCCTGATCTATATTTTTTATTAACCAGGGTGTCGCCTTCAAAGTAATTGAAAACAATGTTGTTCATCTTTTCTCCAGCTTGAGGCTGAAAGTATACCTCCTCTGAAACCTTTAAATGCTTAAGAGTTCCCTGTCTAATTCCCCTGGACTCACACCATTTTACAATCCCATCAGATAGGTCTGTGTAGTTTCTCCATGTCTGTTCAGGCAGCTTATAGTCTCTTATAATGCTTTCATTGAGATTTTCTCTGATAGAAATAACATCACAGTGATGACACTTAGCAACTCCCTTGGATATGTTTACGCTTAAACTCCTGTCTCTTTTGTTTTTTCTTTCAGGCCCACATGAAGGACAAACAACTTTATGTTGACCTGAGGTTTTACCTTTCAAGTCAATTGAGGACCACTCTATTGTTTGTATCATAGTGCTGGTTTTTTATATTGGTACATTTGCTTTCCATTCATGCCTTTTCCTGTAGACTTCTTGTACCACCTTATAAAATATTGCTTGTATTCTTTTTCTGAAATGTGAGTGTATCCATTAACCGAAGCATGGTTGGTAAAGTTTTCTATGAAATTTTTAAACTTAATGTCATTAAGAAGAAAATTCCTTTTAACTGCCTCAACCCATTTAATATTTGAAAGACAAATTTCTTTGACCCTCTCTATTTCTATTAAATTATTATCATTATTATCATTATTACCATTATTGTTTAGTGTTATTTGAGTGGTATTTGAGTGGTCTTTGAGTGGTCTTTGAGTGTTATTTTTTGCATCCCTACCCTGGTAATCATTATATTTTACAAGGGTTACAAGCAAATATCTGGGTGTTCGTTTTGTGACCAACTCTTGGCTCGCTTTGAGTTTTTTTATGGACAACCTAATTTGTTCTCTCGACAGCTTTAAATCCTGGGCAATACTATCGTAAGACGTAGCTAAGGATCCCCTAGGAATTATCTTCCCCTCGAACTTGTTGTCCTTGTGGTTCGCCTTCAGCAAACAATGAACGAAGACTCGAAAAACGTTCGGGTTTTTGTACCATTGCCAAGTCAGTATTTTTCTGTTTAATTGTATAAATGAATTTTTCATCTGTTATAAATCTTTCTCTTAATAGGGTTGGTAGTTTATCTATGATCTCTATGAGGTAGTTGGCATTGTAAACCAGCTCTGCATTCATGGCTTTTAGTTCATCAAAATCATTAGGCAGGGTTTCGACTAAATGAAACCCTAACTCTTGCTTTGCGTGTTCTCGGTAAGATATTTCCTCAACCTTTAAAAAGAAAGATGTGAACACTTGGTCTTTTTGAAAGTTTATAAGGTTATCCATCGTCTTTACTGCATGGAGAATAGTTGCATGATCTTTATAAAAGTATTTACCAATCTCAGAGCAAGTCATGTAAGTGAAAGTCCTCATACAATACATTGTCAGTTGTCTGATTTCAACGAATGGTCTTTTTCTTGTGTCTTTATTTTCAAGAGGGTTGTGTCCGGTTACAAATTCAACCGCATCTATTATTATATATGGGTCAATTTTTTCTTTTTTTAAATTCACCGGGTTTGACTCCTTTTTGGTTTGAGCCTTGTTTAAAATATAAGATAAAGTTCCGTCACTAGATATATTAAAACGTTCCATTGTTTTTTTATAGCTACCACACTTTTTAAAGAACTTTCTTATACGCTTATGATCATGATCGCTAAAATTGTTGTTCATTGTTTTCAAACCTAAATTTGTTTTCTTGTTGCGTTTCATTTGTTTAGAATATAATTTAGTGTTCCTTTACTGGATATATTAAAATGATCCATCGTCTTTTTATAACTACCAAACTTTTCGTGAAAAGCTTTTACCTCATCGTGGTTGTGTTTTTTTATAAAACTAGAGGCGTGAATAGCTCTTTGCTTTCTTCTCTCAGGCTCAATATCATAAGCATTATCACTCATGGTTCCTATAGCTATATTGTCATAATGATTATTCGCTGAATCGTTGTCTAGGTGTCTAACAACATACCCCTCTTGGTACATTTTTTCACCATACTTTTGATATGCCTGTAAACGATGAACGCTAACGTTGGCATTTTTTCCCTCATGGTCTCTAATTTTAAATCTTTTATAACCATTTGTGTGTAGCCATCCTACTGGATTTGTCTTTTTACCTACAACCACCCCCTCTTTAGTAACTCTGTATCCTTTTTGATGGGCAGTTTTTTCATGTTTATTATATTTCATTTTTTTAATTAATTAAATTATATAAGGGAGCCGGAGCCCCCTTATGATTAGTGATGATAGTGATTAGAATGGTAAATCACTTGTTTGTGCTTGACTTTCCTGCTTTGGAGCAGCTTTATTGCCATCCTTGTTGTAGGGTTCACCAAATTTAAGAGATAGATATGGTGTTCCACTCTTTGTTTGGCTAATCCATCCAGCAGCATCGAAATCTTTGCCGCCAACAGTAGCACTTCCTTTGTAGTCAGGCTGAGTATCTTTTTCTTTGTACTCATTTTTGAAAAGACTCCCTGTAAAGTCTTTGTGTTTAAAATCACTCATAATATTAAATTATAGTTTTAGGTATTCGACTGCCTATATTTACAGACAGGTCCGTTAAATAATCCCTGCATATCTCTATGCGCTCATACAATCGCTTAACATCCTCATCGTTGTACTCGATGTGAAACTCCTTTACCCTAAGTTCCTCAGGGATGTCAGCGTACTGAAGTCTTTCGTAGACTTCGCTCTCCAATTCATCAGGGACCTCTATCATTCCTAAGTTCCATGATAATCTTCTAACCTCATCTTGTATTAACAGGGGAGGAGTGTCCACTAAGCAATAAGCAATAGTTGCCTTTTTGCTTTTTGTAAGGCCCATATATCCTTGCATCTGCCAATAGTAATGTTTGTTGGGTAGGATCTCTTCGTGCATTGGAAAGGTGGTAAAGTCCCAAGATGATTTAATATCTACAAGGTTTTCACCTACAATATCAGGTGTACCACAAACAAACTTGTTTTCATAAAACTTTTCATTCTTCTGAAAACGAATTGACTTGATTCTTCCATACATTTCTATAGATTCATCCTCAACCTGTTTCCCCTTATCGAGATACTTAGATTGGATGTCAGTGGTTTTTCCAAAGACAACCTCCTTATGTATTTCCTGGAGATATTTTTTGGTTGTGGCTGAAAGCAAGTCTTTCTTGTTTCTTGGACTTGTCATTAGCTTACCTAAAGAGGAACACCTAAACAGATAATTTTGAAAGTCTAAAAGTTTCATAATTTTTTTGTTTCGGTTTCATAGATAATGTATCCGTGTTTTTTTAACAAAGCTATGCTTCGATTTATTGCCTCTTGTTCCTTTCTGAAATGACTAAAGATTTCATTTTCAAAAGAGTGATGTCCTTTTTTATTTTCCATAATTTTAATTTTTTTAGTTAAAGTCCAAAATCAGAATCATTATTACTAGCCTGTACTCTGTGATACTTTCCTGAATCAACAGGTGCGTTTCTTCTTGTTGTTTTATTTGCATCATCATCTTCTGCCTCTAAAAGCAATAGAGACTGAAGGCCATACCTCCTGTAATAAGTAATTTCAGATCCTTTTTCTTGTGGCTGTTGTCTTATAATCTTCAGGCCCCTCATATCTTCAGTGTTTTTGAAGTTAGGGAAGATTTCTCCGGTGTCGTTATCCATAACAACAGTAACAACATGGTCGTCAACAATCGGTTGAAGAACAGTCAACCCTATCTCCTTACACAAGGGCTTTACTTGCGCAAGGAGTTGGTTGATGTCAGCATAGTTGCTGTTATAAAATGGATTTTTCTTGCTCTTTCTGAGCTTTTCAAGTGAAGCTATAAGTGTAGCTACCTTCTGTGCGAGTTTTGGTGTCATAGGATTCTTTAATTTGATTAAGTGTTATTAGATTTAATTTTTCATACATCGCTACCGTATCTAGTAGTTCTGTTACATGCTTTCTGTCAGTTAGACCATCGCTTTGTTTTGATTTTTTTAAAGCGTTAGTATATTTACATGCATCAGCAAGCATTTTCAGCCCATTCTCATGAGCATACCACACTGCATAGGTGGGCATAATATTATAAATGTCAGATCTAGTGCTAAACATCTCTAGTCTCTCACCTATTAACTCTAGCTTAAGACCTGGAGCGAAAATCGCTTTACTTCCATCCATAAATTCGTGTACTAAAAAGTCTAAAGAAGCCTGGCTCCAGATAGACTCTAACATATACTTTCTTTTTTCTAAATTTAAAATATCTACCATTTTTTTATATTTGTTTTAAGTATTCTCTTCTTTTAAGAAGAAGTATTCCTCTGTTTTCGATCTTTGTTTGCATCTCCTCCTTCGTTATCTTGTGAAGCGCCCTGTTCAGGGCCAGCTGAGGTATCGAGTTGTGAAGTTCCATCATCTGGTCCACCACGAAGTCCCTGTGTTTCTTCAACTTTCGAGATTCTTTGATCATTATTCTTATCTTCTGTAACATTATTTTTTCTTTTAGTTTCTAAATATTCCTCCTCCATCCAGTGAAGGGCAACTCTATTTGATTCCTGGTATGCGTGTGCCCAGCTATCAAACAGATTTTCTACTAATGATTTTGTTTTTGACATGTTATTATATTTAAGTTTTTTAGTAGTTCTTTGGTTCTGCTCCACCAAAAGCAATATCTATATTTAATATTAAGTTTTTTTTGGTTGAGCGTTGTGTATCGGATAACACCATCATGCCCCTTTTGGGACATGACGATGATCCCGGTTGGAAGTCTTTTAAATTTCTGCATTCAAGGCCCTTAGTTCTTCCTTTAATGCATCCACATACGCACCTTTAAGGACTGATAATCTTGTGTCTGGAAAGCCAGTGTTAAATGCGTTTAAAGGCATCTCATAAAGATCAGGCCCATCCGCAAAAACAATTTTTCTGTCAATGATTGAAATGTTTCTTGGAGTTAGCTTATGAATAAAAACTTTATCCAAAGCATTTTTCTTAACACTTGGTTTGGAAGACTTCAAATGTCTTTCAATTGTTTGGGCGGTAAGATGCTTGCCAAACTTTTCAAAAAACATCTTCTTGATTGTTTCAACATTAGTCTCCTTAATGTTGCCGAGGAATTCTTTGCCTTGAAAGGACATTCTACCTCTGTGGTGTTTAATTTTAGTCATAATAAATAGAGTTTTAATTTCCGCTAATTTAAGTTGGTTTAGCGAATTAACCAAATATTGTTAACAACTTTTTACCATGAAGAAGAATAATAATATTCATCTTCCGGAGTTTTCTTCAAAGAATTTTCGATAACTTCCTTCGTATCTCTTAGTGTTTCAAAGTAATACTCATCGTAATCCTGTGACCCAAAAAAGAATCCTTCAGCGGCAGGTAACTTCTTCTCTGCTAACTTTTGAATCTTTTCAAGCTGTTCCGATGTCATCTTGTGGGGCATAAAAAAACTGTATTCTTTGATGATGCTATCAATTGTTTTACACAAAGATCTGAGTTGGCCTCTGTCAATGTAATACTCTCCACAGTCATCGTTTCCATCTTGTACGTTCTCCACAAACCACCTGTGAATCCAGTTTGCTTTTCTCCAATAATGAACATCAAAGGTAATAGTATTTATTTTATTGAGGTCGATTGGCTCTCCTCCAACAAATGCTATGCCTGAAAAAAACTTTTCTTTTGGGTTGTGGTCCCAATTCTTAACGTATTTTTTACGTTGTAAGTACATATCTAATCCCATATCTATAATATTGTATTGTTATCTATTTCTAAAAGAATCTTGTAGTCATTAGCTACTTTCCTTAAAAGTATTTCAACATAATACCTTTCATCTGTTTTCATATCCTCCAGCATGTCCATTACATGGAAATACTCGATAGCATCCAACACTTCCTTTTTGGTTACGGAGTGTCGTGTAGGTCTTTTCGGTTGGGGCTTGTTTAATTGCATTACTTTACTCATGATCTAAATAATTTAAAATTTGTTCATATACTTTTGGGAAATCCCGTGATAATACATTTACGATCTCTTCGTCTGTGTGTTCATCAGATTCTTCGATGTCTACTAAATGTCTAAATAATAGGTCAAGCCCTCGATCAACTCCTGTTTTTTCGGATCTATCGTGACTGTCCTGTACCCACTCATCATCTGACTTAATATCAGTTATGATGTTTTTAATTTTAATAAGGTCCATTTAATTAAATTTTAATTTGTTATTAATATCTTTCCCGGATGCATTCCCAAATGATGGCCTGATATTCGTAGCCCTTGAGTCCCACCTTTCTCGCCTCATCTAATAATATACTAGACAATTCATCGTACCTGCTGGGGGTTAGCCCAGACACTACGGTCTTACCAAACATAGCCCTCAGCACCCAAACATCTATCGTGACATAGTCTTCATTTAATGTCGCAATATTCTGAATGAAAGCATGAGTCTTCCTGCTTGATTTGTTTACTCCTACTTTACCCTGTGCAATTGCAAAGGCTTTGTATTTGTTTGTGTTGAATGTACATACCTTCACATCTTCAGGAGATGTATTTTCCTGGACTGCCTCAAGTACCCGACCTGTATCAAACACATTTCTTTCCCACTTGTTTCGTGGAGATAGTGCAGACAAAACACCTGCCACTGTGTAGACATCAAATTGTCCGTTTGATCTTTCGGATTTTGATTTTACTATTTCGTGAGCCTCAGAGTACCAAGCCTTGCCATTGTAAAGGTGTCTCTCTGTTGCTAAGTCAAAATAATTTCTAAGGTTTTTCCTTACCTTGTTTTTCATGTAAGGAGTAATCTTTTTTAATTTCATTTGATTGTATTTTAAGTTATGTAAAAGGGTTGTTCTATTGTCTCAAAGTCTACCTTGTTGTGCAGTTCTTTAGCAATACGCAGGGCATCTTCAAATATATTTACGCCGTAGATATTCCGCCCTGAATTAGCATCTATGATCGTTAGTTCGTTTATCTTTATGTCTATAAGACACCTAACAATAAACGTTCTGCCATCCCTTACCATTGTAAAGGATAACTTGTAGTCTGTTGGGGTAATTCTTGCATCTCTAAATGTAGTTTTTAGTTCCATTGGTCGTTATTTTCGTTAAAATCATGTTCTAATTCAAGTTCCCATAGGTTGTTGTCATCATTATAAAAGTCATAAGCATTGTCTAATGATCCATTGGTTCCTATTCTAATTTCCTCTCTTGATGGTATGTGTTGGCCATAGGGGTTGGTAAATGACTCGTTGGGTAGGAAGTACATGCCACATTTTAAGCCTCTCATAGCCTCTCTGCCGACCGATCCCTCCATTGACCATACATAACCATTATCAATCCATTCCTGCATCATCTTGATGTGCGGGAAGTCTTGTTGTCGTTCTCTAATAAATTTTTCTTTTACTTTCATATCTATTTGTTTTTAATTTTAATTTCACATTTTTGTAATTCGTTAATGAATAAGCCTAATTCTTTACCCATCTTTGTTTTATCATATTCTAAATAATCTTCCAGATTATATAAGATTTTCCATAATTTTTCCTTCATTTTATTTTATTTTATTTTTAAAGTTTATAAATTGTTGGTGTATGTACTCTTCAGGATCAGGAGATAGAATGTGTACCTCCGAATCTACATCGCCATCCTCGATGACTTTAGTTATTAGACTTACATCATACCCTGTCGGATCCATGATCGCTATCTCTTTGTTCTTGTTGTCATTGGTATACTCCCATACCATATAGCTGTCCCCATTGTAGGAGATAGCTTTTTCAATTATCTTACTTGCTTTCATATCTGTTGGTTTAAGTTAAAATTTTACTTCTGTCTGTTCATCTGATTCGCCTCGATACTTTTTTAGTACACTGAATAAGGCATCAACGCATTCTCCATCTGTCATCTCTTCGCCATCTATAGTAACAACATTTACAATGTCATTGTATAGATTCTCAAAGTTGTCTTTCCAATAAGTTGCTGATTCGTCAGCACGCCTGTAGTCTTCGTCTATATTGTTTTTCATATCATTTGTTATTATAAATTATCTAATGCGTGATCCGTAATCTCATCATAATCATATCCCCATTCTCGGAGAAGTGCATAAAGGTTTTCGTAATAAAATTTTACTCCCTTAGTTTTGTCAGATTCGTGTATCCAAATTGCATTGTTACCGTCTTCGGTGAATCGAATTAAAATTGATCGGTAGTGTATTACATCACCCTCTAATTTTACTTCTATCTCTCTGGTTTCGCAGTTAGATATTACTTCAAAGTTGTTTTTTGTTAGTGTTGTCATAATTTTAAGATTAGATTAGGTTTGGTTTAGAGGGATGAAAGGGAACAGCTCACCCCTCAGTTCAAACCAAACAAATTAATAAATAAAAAAAGGTATTTGTTCCCTATATGGTACGCAGGAGGAGGAACATGACCCTCACTTCATCTCGAGATTCTATTTACCCGTCGGTAATCCTGCGTAGATTGTAATTATTCTTTACATATTTCGTTTACTTCGTCACATGTAGAGCATCCAAAATCTTCTGGGTCTCTCTCTGTTATGTCTTGAATTCTCTCGATCTTCATCTCTATTTCTTCATCATCTTCAAACATATCCATAAGCATGGATACAGTTGTCATTACCAGCTTGAACTCTCCAACATCTCGGATGTCCAGCTTTTCAATTATCTTAAGGGCTAATTGTTCTTTGTTGTTTGTGATAGGTATTGTTTGCATGTTATTTAATGTTAAGTGAATTAGGTTTGCGTGTTGTGTAGTGTTTAGTTACTTTGTTGAAGTAGGCAGTTTTGATTA